CAACCGTCGCGGCGCTCGAGCTGTGGAACGGGTACGGCTCAAGCGGGCCGAGCATGATCGTCGATCGGCTGTTCGGGTTCAACCTCGTCAGCACGAACGTGATCGAGGGCTGGTCGCTGTGGGCAGCAGTGACGGCCTCGAAGTCGTCTCCGTCATCCGCCTCGCTGGTCGTGCGCGGCCACAGCGGCAAAGCCTACGGCGGGTCGGTGGTCAACGCGATCGGAACGACCGTGGTGGACTCCGGCTGGTTCCCGTGGACGAACGCGACGAGCAAGGGCGCTGGCGGCGTGGTTCCGTTCGGTACGCAGGTCGTGGACGTGGCTGGCCGGCTGGTCGTTCCTCCTGGGTCGTCGCTCTGCATCCATGTCGTTTCGTCCCTCGTGGGCCAGACGTTCACGGTCGGGGCCTCGTGGTACGAGGAAGCGATCAGCAACATCTAGGGTCCGCGCGGTGCGGCGTGAGGTCACGGGCCACGTTCGCACGGCATCGGATAGCGAGCGCGGCCCGTTTCGTTGTACGGCGGATGGGGTGACATGGCTGACGCCGAAGTTTCACTGAAGCATTCGTTCCAGAGCGCCAAGGCTGACGGGGCCGATACGACGAAGGTCCGCGCCACGCCGTGGAACGCCAATCATCCGTTTGCCTCCGGCGCGATCGGGGATCTCCTCTACTACGACTCCGGGTCGACCACAGGCGCGAAGTGGCTCCCCGACGTCGCGGTCGGTCAGGTGCTCGTGTCCGGCGGCGTCGGCGTCAAGCCGGCATGGTCTGCGACTCCCTCTCTGACGAGCCTGACGCTGTCGACACCGCTGGCGGCGACGTCAGGCGGCACAGGCCTCTCATCCTTCGCGGTGGGGGATCTGCTCTACGCCTCCACGACAACGGCAGTGGCGAAGCTAGCGGACGTCGCCGCGGGCTCCGTGCTCGTCTCTGGCGGCGTATCGACGGCGCCGGCCTGGAGCGCGACGCCCACGCTCACAGGGGTGCGGGTGTCCGGCACGGCCTCGATCGGCACAGTCACGCCGATTGCGACGGCCTCCCTGACGCTCGAAGGCGGCGGCGTGGCGTTCACCAGCGATGCGACCTACGACATCGGCCTGGCTGGCCGGCGGCCGGCGATCGTGCGCTGCGCGACGGCGCTGGAGGTCGGCGGCGGCGGGTTCTCGGCATCAACCGGGACCGTGCGGCTGAACAACAACAGCACGGGTATCAGGTTCCGGAACGCGGCGAACAGCGGCGACATCGTCGGCCTGACGGTGGATTCCAGCGACGTCGTGACCATCGGGGACAACAGCTTCAACACGAAGATCAAAGGCCCATCGGTGCAGTTCGGCGCGGCGCTGATCGCGATGGGCGGCGGCTCGTCGGCCACGCTCGGGACCATCGGCGGGTCGGGGCCAACGGTTGCCGGTCAGAACACGTGGAAGGGATTCCTCGACTCGACAGGGGCGTCGTTCTGGGTTCCGGTGTGGAAGTAATGGCCACACTGGACGAGCACGTGTCGCGCCTCATGGGGGATTTGCTGCTGACGGTGGCGAAGCAGGCGACGGAGATCGACACGCTGCGCGAGGCGCTGGCGGTCGCGCACGCGCAGGCCGCCGCGATGACGCCTCCACCGGCCGAGGCGCAGCCGTGACCATCACCGACAAGCACGGCGTTGCGTTGAAGGCCGGCGACAGGCTGGTCATTGAGCACGACGGCTCGACGCGCCACGCGCACGTGGTAGACATCGACGGCGGCGCTGCGGTGTGCGAACTGATGGGCGATCCGCTGCCGGGTGAGCCGTACCGCTTCATCGTGCAGGCGGCTTCGTCCAGGCGCTCAAAGGCCGCGAAGGCTCGCGTTATGGCAAAGGCGTTCACGGCTGCGGACGTGGAGATCGTCACGTGAGCATCACGCTGACACGCCAGTCCGCGACGGAATGGCGCGTGCTGCTGCCTGCTGTCGGTGGGAGCTCGACGCAGTTCATCGAGTGGCGGATCCACGTCTGGACGACTGGCATGTACGGGATCCAGGGCTACTACGGCCGGGAGATGGCCGCGACGCCTTCGACTGACGTGCAGTTGAGCGATGCCACCGACAGCTCCGTGCCGGAATACGCGATGCAGATCGCAGAGACAGGAGCCGGCGCGATCGGCTACGACTTTTTCGGCATGGCGCACAGCAACGAGGCGCCGACGATGACGCCGACGTTCACGCTCGACGCGGTCAGCGTCACCGGCTGGAGCACGGCGCAGACCGGCACCGGCACGACGTTCATCATCAACCAAGCGTCGAATACGCTGCTGCCTCTGAACGCGAACGGGACGCCGAACGGATCGACGGTCTGCGGATCGAACACGGTGCGGCACACGTTCACCGCGGCGGGGTTGCTGGTCGAGCACACGCACACGCTCAACGCCGGATACGTCGGCAAGACCGATTATTCGGCCATGCTGCCGATCAGCGTGGCGAACTTCAACCGCGTGGCGATCGGGTCGCTGCCGGTCTATACGCCGCTGAACAACGGACTTGCTGCGGCTTCGATCAGCGGGACGCAGGCGGCGACGTTCAGCGCATGGCACGCGAGCGCGCATCCCTACAAGATCACAATGACCCTGCCGAGCGGCGGGCCGGATTCGACGGGGCTGTGGACGAACAGCGGGCCGGACTACTCGATCTTTCTCGACAACGTGTCATACGGCAAGTTCTACGTTTTCGAGCAGGGGAGCACGCTGGCGCTCGCGCGCAACCTCGGCACGTTCTCGTGTTCGCAGTTCTACGCGGTCAGCATCAACGACTCGATCGTCTTTGACGATTCGGTGTTCGGCGCCGAGCCGTTCATGCAGGACATCTCGGCCGACATCACGCCGAGCGATGCGCCGGTCACGGTGGCGACGACGACCGACATGCCGGTGACAGCGTAGTGGCGAGCACATACGACGTCGGAGACGTGGCGCGGCTCTCGACGACGTTTGCAACCTCTGGGGTGGCGGTGGATCCGTCATCGGTGGCGCTGACCATCCTGACGCCGGGGTGGGTGTCTACGACATACACGTATGGCGTTGACGCGCAGATTGTGAAGTCGGCTACCGGGGCGTACTACAGCGATCTGACGCTGACGGCGGCGGGCCGGTATCGCTGGCGGTGGGTGTCAGCGGGAACCGGCGCGGCGGCCACGGAGAGCTGGTTGACGGTGCGAACGCAGGACGTGCCATGAGCGAGACGAGCCTATCGCTGGTGTCGCGTAATGAGGCGTTCCCGCTGGATCTGGACGATGCCAAGACCCATCTGCGGGTGGACGTGGATGACGACGACGAGCTGATTCAGGGGCTCATCCAGGCGGCCACGGAGTACGTCGAGACGTTCACGCACCGGGCGCTGATTGGCTCTCAGGTCTGGGACTACTCGCTGTGCGGGTTCGTGACCGATAGCTGCGGCTCGATTTGGCTTCCGAAGCCGCCAGTCACGTCGATCACGAGCGTCAGCTACGTCGACACGACGGGGACCACACAAGTCTGGGCCTCGAGCAATTACCGGACGGAGCTCCCGGCCGGCCCGTGGGCGCGGCGGGCGCGGATCACGGCGGCGTACGGGGTGACGTGGCCTTCTGTTCGGTCGGTGACTGGTGCGGTGACGATCCGGTTCGTCTGCGGCTACGGGACGGCGCTGTATGTGCCGGCGAGCATCAAGGCGGCGATGAAGATCCTGATCGGGCACTGGTACGAGCATCGCGAGGCGGTCGGCGTGGACATCGGCAACGCGACGGCGATCCCGCTGGCAGTTGATTCGTTGCTCTGGCCTTTCAAAAGTTGGTAGGCCATGCAGGCAGGCAAGCTCCGGCATCGGGTGCAGTTCCAGGCGCTCGTGAAGACATCGGACGGGGCCGGCGGCTTCGTGCTGACGTGGCCAGCGGACACCTTTGAGGTCTGGGCGGCTGTCGAGTATCTGACCGGGCGCGAACTGGAGCAGGCGCAGGCGGTGACAGCCACGGTGACGGTGAGGATCCGGATGCGATTCCGAACGGACGTGGCCGACACGATGCGCGCGACGTGGACGAATGCCGGTGTCCTGCACACGTTCGATGTGGAGACGTCGCGGCCGGCTGACACGCTCCAGCGTGAATTGCACGTGTT